CACGAATAAATGATGTAGAGATAAACTCTATATAGCCTTGTTCTTCTAATCTATCCCATGCATCTTTACGGCCAAAGAGTGTTTCACAAATCTGACGATATGGCTGTTGATAGATCTCCATCTTTTCAGATACGTCTCCAGGAAGATGACCAATTTCTCGTGATTGAACTGCAGACCTAACCACGATAATTTTCTTAAAAGGATTATTCTTATCTAGAACTTCTTCTAGTGCTTTATACATTGCACAAAATGTTTTACCAGTACCAGCAACTCCGTGTAGTGCTACAAAATAATCACCTCTCTTATAAGCATCAAAGAATGCTTTTTGATTATCGGTGAGAGGATCAAATGTTTTTAAATCGTCAATCCTTATTCTAAGCGAGTTGTTCACAGCAACTCTTGGAGGTTTGTCAAGTGATTCATTATCTACGCTTTTTAGTACTGTTTTACTTCTGCTGGCCAATATTATTCTCCGGTTAGTTTAAAAAGCATTCATCTTCTTTAGGTCGCTGCCTGGAGTCCTTTCATGAATTTGCTGCAGCACGTGTTTGAAGCCTGAATCGCGCTTGGTTACGCCCATGTTTACAGGATCTCCAATCATGGGAACTCCTGCAATCATTTGCTGTAGATGGGGGTTATCTTGCATGAAAAGTTCACGCGCAGAGATCGACATGAACTTTTCAATTTCTTCACCAGTGTTGGTGTCTTTGAATTTATATGTTGGCATACTGTAGAGGCATTGAAATAATACGATTAAGCTTTGGCTTGCGTTCCATGTAGCAAGCATCTTCATATAATTTATTTATACCATCAGCGAACCATTCGGGCATAGCACGGTTAGTCCAACGAGACATTTTTACTTTTTCGCCAAGATAATATGCACGATAAGATTCAACAGTATACTGTTGAATAGTACGACTTAGTTTGTATTCGTCTGGCATAGCACGCCACGGAGCTGTGTATTGTTCTTCCATGTTGATATTCTTAGGAGGACGTGCCAGATAAGTCAACAGTCGTTCAGCTGAATGATGTTTCTCGTAACGATGAGTGTATTCTTCTAAAAGACATGTCCACATATTAAACAGCCAACGATAGTTTTGTTCTCCATGTCGGGCCCACTTAGCGGAAGGATGGTTAAGATGAGTAGCAGCATAAAGCACAGAATCACGATCATCAGGAAGAACATATCGCTTTTGCTTTCGACCAGACTTAGACAACCCAATAGACTCAGTACCATCGATAACACGATGAGCAGTAGAAAGAAGTTGAGCGTATTCGAGAATCATCTTAACGACATGCTTGTCATTGTGCATTTCGGCACAAGTCTTTGGATCATTGTGGAGATAGAAGATATTCATTTGTGATCAATGTAAGGAAGCTGAATTCGAGGAACAGGTTTAAAGCCACTACTAAACATGACATTACCGTTTTCATCGTGTGTAGTAGCCTGTGCTTGCAGTTCTACTTTAACAATCTTATCGTCTTTCATATATTCTACAACTTGAAATTGATACGATACAGGCTTGACAATTGTAATGGGCATCGGCGATGGAATCGGCGGTGTATAGCTTTGTGTTTCAAGTTTATTTGCGGTGTTCACTGGAAAATTGTACATGGTTATTCCTCAATTTGAATTCGTGGTATTTTGTACCAGTCTTCGCTTTCATCATCGTATTTTTGAAGTTCGACTCGCGTGACTTTGCCGTTCTTAGTATATTCTACCACACGTAGGTTTATTTGGGAATAGCTAGAGTAAGTATTTGGTGTAGTATTAACAATATACGCATTGCCAGTTGTACTGATACTAGATATTCCAACTCCGTTAGTAGGAGTTATAGTTAAAGTACCAGTGTAATTTGTAGTATCAGTAACAATATCTTTTTGTTCTTCAACATCCATGTGCTTTATCACCTCTTTGCTAATTTCGTTAGATAACGAATTCAAGACGTAACTTTTCAGTTCGTCTTGATCCATATGTAATGACATCATATTACTAATAGTAATTGCTGCACTTAATTTCATTCTCCACCCTGCCACTCCAAGTGAAGACGAGAGAGTTCTTTAAGCGTAACATCGATATCGTAATGAAGAATAGCAGTTCCTCCGGCAGTACGATATTTTTCAACAACATGTTCCGTATCATCTATTAGAATATGCCAAGGGTGTGCAAGTTCTGCTTTCTTACTTCCGCCAGGAACGATGTTTGCCTTATATGGAATGCTATTATTACAAAGCCATTCAATCTTCTGTGATGTTACTTCTGCGTGAAATTCTTTTCCTCCAGAAGATGAAAGAATTTCTACTGGAACCTGAAGCTCATCTACAAACTGTAACAGTTTATCTGCATCTTTATGTTTATCTAAAGTACTAAAGTTACTGCCTTTGATAAATGTCTCCCAGTTAGACCAAAAGTGTTTTGCACGACGTTGTACATCAGTTGGCCGTTCACCAAACAATTCACTATATCGTTTGTCGAAGTCCGTTAGGACTCCATCCATATCAAGATAGATCTTCACTTGTTTCTTTCAGTATCATAATAATGTTCAGAATGCTCTACGTTTTCTTGTTCTTGCCAACGTGTGATGAATTTTAATTTCTGTTCATCTGACCAAGATTGTAAGTAAGCATTATCTTCATCACACAAACGAAGGTACTCTTTCTCATCAATCACGCGATGAGAAACAATTTGTTCACCGATGTGTTCTTGAGAAAACTCTTCTGCTTCCTGCATTACCACAGTATCCATTGCCCATTCTTTTTTACCAGCTGGGACTTCAACAACATACCGCATGCGGAATGTCGAAACACATTCAACTAACACAAGTTCTTTTTCCATTTCTTTCTTCCTCATAGTCCAAGAGCCATCACCATTGTCAATCCATTCAATTGTATCACCAATCTTCCAACCAGCTTCAGCACAAAGCTCATCACTAAGTGGAAGAATGAGATCACCGTTTTCATCTGTTTCAAGATATACTATCATACTTCAAAGTACTCCAATGCAAAGTGATCTGCGGAATCCTCGTAGTTGATGTATCCACGAGGATTGCATATAACCCGTGTAGTTCCAATCATATAGTCAAACTTATCGTGCGTATGTCCATGAGTCCACACCTTGATCTGTGGATGATCTAAAATGAATTCAGACAAATCAGATGAGTATCCACCATTCATCAGTGTATCATTTTGATACTGAGGCTTAGTACTCGTTTTGCTTGGTGCGTGGTGTCCAACTACTACAAACTTTTCATTCTTACCTTCGATCATAATACGAATGTACTCAAGCATTTTCTTATGATCTTCAAGTGCATCTTCAGGAGAGAATTTAGAAGTGCGGCTACTAAATCCAGTGAAGTCGCCATTTGCATCATATGTCTTAAATGAAATTTCGCGATTGCTATTTTTAACAATACGAAAATCATTCATCATTTTTGAAATATGATACAAAGTCAACGAGTCTTCTTTATTCATGTCTGTCCAAAGAGTTCCACCGATGAAAGTAACATCGTCGATGACTTTAGTTTCTCTGTCAAGAAGATAAACATTACTAAGTAAATTAGATTCTAACATTGATTTAATGATAGATGCACTCTTAGTAAAGTCACCGTGATAGTGTTCATGATTTCCCATGATGTAAACTACATGAGGAAATTGAAATGAACAGCGCTTGAAGAAGTCAACAATGCGATTGCTACGACTACCTTCAAGAAAGCCATGAGGATCTGGTTTACCAAGATCAGATGCAACGCAGATATCACCGCTAAGAATTAACACATCTGCGTTTTCAGTATTTTGTAAATTGATATCGCCAAATTCGAGGTGGATATCTGATGCAAGAGCTATTTTCATATATTAATTATAACACAAATACGAATTATTGTAAAATCATGCGAATTAGACCAATAGTATCAATTGTTGTTAGCAAGATGTAGTTAGCCAACATCCCAAAAGATTTCCGAGTAAAAGCAGCCCAAGCATAGAGACCGCAACCGAAGATCCAAATAGGATAGAGAGATAGTAAGGGCGGATTCGGGACTGTAACAGCCATTGTGATCGAACACCCAATTGAAATGACCCAAGCAGTAAGCTCAACGATAAAACGAAAAGGATTAGAATTCCAGTCATCACGAATCCAATCAAAAGTAGGTTTAAATAAATTCAGCATTAATCCCAAAGTCCTTGATAATATTTTCCAAACAAACGGAATCCATTTTGCATGCGCGTTTCAACTAGTTGAATTCCATCGTAGTCGCATTGATAAGTGTCATTTGGACCTTTATCCATTCGATAGTACTTGTGTTCGCCCTTTGGAACTTTATTTCCTTCTGCGTCAACTGGAACCCACACCATGTCATGCTCGCCTGAACGATATGCATCTTCCCAATCACGATTAAGCTTATGTTCAAATGCAAAGATCATCTCGTTAATAACGTAATCCCAACGCTTGAAGTGGTTACCATCGGTGTCCCACTCATTTTCTTTTGCTGGTGCCGAAGTAGACTTCAATTCTTCTGGTACATCTTCATCATCTACATTAGGAGCGCCATGCTTAGTTGCTTGCAATTGCTTAAGCATAGGAAGCGCAATGCGACCAAGTGTATGATCCATCGACCAAGTGTCCCAACGATCAATCTTCACATAGCTAATTTCTGGATGCACAAAGTCGAGGAATTTATGACAAGCTTGACAAAATGGTAACAAGCGATTAGACCATTTTTCAATGATTGGCTCGTCATAATCAATCTCGCGCCAAAAGAAAACTTTCTCCAAGATAGTATATGGAGAAAGCCAATGATTACGATATTTTGAAAAGTAAATCTTCATGTCGCGCAGCTTTTAATTGTCATTAGCGTTAACAGTATAACCAAGAATCCGATTACAATAGGAGCAAATCCCGGAACATAACCGTCAGGTCGTTCCGGACAATTACGCCCCTGATTGCAATTGCTATTACAACAAGTCTGATTCGATTTGCAAGGCATAATATTCCTTTAGTTTGAGATATGCGTTTAAAACATTTCTAGGAACTACTTGTTTATATTGCTCAAGACTTTGTTCGATTTCTCGGGAGAGTTCACGGGAGAGTTTAAGCTCCCGTGCAGTACCAATATCATGTACTTCAAAATCGCTCATAATTATTTCATCATCAATGCGTTGAAGTTTGCAGGTACTACAATTGTTTGTACCTTGCCATTTTTAATACCTTCAGAGATATTCAATGCAGCTTGTGCTTGCATGTATGCAATAGAACTTGCAGATTGATTAGACAATGCTTGCATGCGGCGTGCTTCAGCCTCGGCTGTCTTAACTTCAACTTCTTTTTGCTTCAATTCGTTCTTAGAACGGACAAGATCGTTAGCAGATTGAACTACACTGTCGGCAGGAACAACGTTACGAACCAAAACTTGAGTCACGGTAATAGAACCATCAAGCTTTTCATCAGTCAAACTCTTTTGAATCAACTCACGAACCTTTTGTTCAATAGCTGCACGGCTGTCGGCCATGTCGAGAGCTTCATAATCACGAGCTGCCTTGTAAATTGCATTTCGTGAGGTCTGAGTCATATAATTGTACATCAAATAGATGTCTCCATTCTGATGAGAATGGAATGCTTGGCTCTTAGTGGAGTACAATTCAGCAACTTGTGACTGATTGATGTTATAAATGACTACAGCGTCAAAATCTTTCATCGTGCTATTGTCTTTTGCCAAAGGAGTCATATCGTCAAGCTTAACTTGAACGTCTTTGACTGGGAAAGTAAGGATACTACCAATCAAGCTCTGATTAAATGAGCCGGGGAGCAGTTCGCCTTGCTGAATTTGCTTGTCGAAGCCAACTCGAACACCAACTTCACCAGTTTC